GCCCCGCCACCGCAAAGCTCATCGCGATACGGTGGTCGAGTGATGTCGTGATCGGCCCGCCGCCGCGAAGCGCCCTGCCCCCGCTGCCGGTGATGACAAGGCCGTCCTCGCGCTCTTCCACCGCCGCGCCGATCGCCTCGAGCCCACGCGCCATGGTGGCGAGCCGGTCCGATTCCTTGACGCGCAACTCGTCGAGCCCGGACGTGACGGTCGTACCCTCGGCCATCGCGGCGGCGATGAAGAACACCGGAAACTCGTCGACCATGCTCGGCACGATCACGGGATCGACGGTGATTCCCTTGAGCGCGCTCGCCCGCACGCGCAGGTCCGCCACCGGCTCGCCGCCGACGGTGCGTTCATTAAGCCGCTCAATCTGCCCGCCCATCGCCTCGAGCACGGTAATGATGCCGGTGCGGGTGACGTTCATGCCGACATTCTCGATGATCAGATCCGATCCCGGCACGATCAGCGCGGCGACGATGAAGAACGCGGCGGACGACGGATCGCCCGGAACGACGATATCCTGTGCCTTGAGATCGCACGGTCCGGTGACCGAGATATGCCGTACGCCTTCGGCATCGACCTCGACGGTCAGCGGTGCGCCGAATCCGGCGAGCATCTTTTCGCTATGGTCGCGCGTCGCCACCGGTTCGATGACCGTGGTGGTACCCGGCGTGTTGAGCGCGGCGAGCAGGATCGCCGATTTGACCTGCGCGGAGACCACGGGAAGCCGATAGGTGATCGGCACCGCCGGCTGCAGCCCGCGCACCATCAGCGGCAGCGTACCGCCAGGGCTGGCGCCAAACTCCGCGCCCATTTCGCTGAGCGGATCGGTAACGCGCGCCATCGGGCGGCGGCTCAAGGATGCATCGCCGGTGAACATCGCGGTGATCGGGTGGCTGGCGACCAGCCCCATCAGCAGGCGGGTCGAGGTGCCGCTATTGCCCATGTCGAGCGCCTGTTCCGGCTGCATCAGCCCGCCCACACCGACGCCGTGCACCGTCCACACGCCATCGTCGCCGCGTGCGATCGTCGCGCCCATCGCCCGCATCGCGGCGGCGGTGGCAAGCACGTCTTCGCCTTCCAGTAGTCCCGAGATGCGGCTCTCGCCCACGCACAGCGCCGACAGCATCAGCGCGCGGTGCGAGATCGACTTGTCGCCGGGAACGCGGATCGCGCCGGTCAGCGCAGAGCCTGCGGAAAAGCGGCGCGGGCGCGCCGCCTCGTCAGCATGATGGGCCATGATGTTCAGTGCATTTCCGTTTGGGCATGGTCTGCCGGGGAGTAAAAGCGACGCAGCTTTTGACAGCGGCACAAAGCTATGGCAAGGCGCACGCCAATTTTCCGGCCGGTGGCGTGCGCGCCGCCTTGCGGAAGCATGCAACCTTCTCCACATCGATCCATTGATTGAGCTGAAACCGAGGCATTTTTCATGATCAAGCCTGAATGGGGCGCCAAGCACAGCTGCCCGAAATGCGGCACCCGCTTCTACGACCTTGGCAAGGACGACCCCGTATCCTGCATCAACTGCGGCAACAGCTGGACGCCCGAGCCGGTGCTGAAGTCCAAGCAGCCGCTGCCCTTCGAGGAAGAGAAGAAGAAGGTCATCGAGAAGGAGGATGTCGATCTGGCCGATGAGGATCTGGACATCGACGAAGACGGCGATTCGCCCGACAACGATGTCGACCTGGGCGGAGACGACGACCTGGGCGTCGCCGCAGCGGACGACGACGAGGAAGGCTGAGCCTTTTTCGACGGACACGCGAAATATTGGCAGGGGGCAAAATTGCCCCTTGCCACCTTCGGATCGCTCGACTAAAGGGCGGTCCTTCCCGACGCCGGGGGGTCAAAAACCGGCGAAGATGGGGCCTTAGCTCAGCTGGGAGAGCGCTACACTGGCAGTGTAGAGGTCAGCGGTTCGATCCCGCTAGGCTCCACCATTCTTATAGCCCGGATTTGCGGCATTTACAACGCCCTCCCGTCGATATGGCTAAAAAGATTGGGACCGACCAGGGACCGCCGATGCACGGTGGTCAGTTTGTCCATGTCCGCCCAATACGCCTCGATAGCCTCGCAAAACTCTTTCAGATATTCGGGGCGCAGGTGCGTGTAATTGCGACCAGTGCGCCCGCCGTCAGTGGCATGGCCCGCTGCCGTGTCGATCTGCGCTTGCGGGACGCCAACGCGCTGCAACTGAGTGTGGATCGTATGGCGTAGCGTGTTCGGGCTCCCCCACGGCTCGCCGTCCTTTGTTATCCCTGCGTCGATCAGGCAGTTGGCGAACGCCTTGCGGATGCTGAACACGTCGCGCCCCACCATGCTGCCATCTTTGCACGCATTCCATTGGCGGATCACCTTGCCGGTGGCTGGCAACACATTGGCCAGAGTCGGCACGATAGGGACAATGGCCCGCTTCTTGATCGTCTGCGCTCGGCCTGGGGCGTTGAAGTAGATCAACCCATCCCTGATCTGGCTGGCGTCCAGCTCTAGAACAGCCTCGACGCGGGCGTGTGTCGAAAGCATGATTATCGTGAAAAGCTGGATATGGACGCGCTCAGCCTGCCGGGCAGATGCCTCTAGCAGCGCCGCAACCTGTTCCATGCTGTATTCGATCTCCTTCGGTCCCGACTTGTGGCCAGCTTCAACGCGCGGGACGGGCGGGGCATAAGGGATGATCTGGTTGAGCGCTGCCCACTTCATCGACCGGGACAGGGCCGCAAGCTCACTCTGGATCGTCTCGCCGGTCACGCCTTCCCGGCGGCGCATGTCGATGTAGCCCTGCACGCGCTCTAGCGTCATGCCTGCCACGTTGAGCCCGCCCATGCCGTCCAGCCATCGTTGCAGGTGGCCGACCGCATAATCCGGCTCCCATGTCTCGGGGTCTTCGATGACCTCTTGCTCAAACCGCTCCCGCTCGGCGTCGGTAAGCTCGACCTCGGGTGCATCGGGATTGTTCGCGTCGGCCAGCAGCCAAGCGCCGGTCACGGTCACCTCTGGCGGCTCACCGGGGTCGTAATCCTCGGGCGGGCCGAACATGCCGGACGGCTCGCTGCCGCCGCGCACCTCGTAATCGACCTCAACCTCGGTTTCGCGGTCATCGCGGACGAAGGTTCGGGCACGGCTGGGCATCACCGTTCCCTCCTTCTTGCCGACCGCCGGGCCTGCGTTCCGAACATAGCGACCGCACCGACGAACATGGCGAGCGGCCAGAAGAACGAATAGAGCGGGATCATCGGGCGATGGCGGCGCGGCAGCTTGTCCGCATACCGCTCGCCAACCAGCATCGCTATGAATATGCCTGCGATGTAGGATCCGGCGATTTCGTAGGGGGTCATGACCGGCCCTCCAGCTTGGCGAGGATGGCGCGCAACTTGTCCATCTGCGAATAAGTGATGGTCGCTACAAACTCCATGTTGTCGCGATCTGCGCTGCGCCAGCGGACGCCTCGCAGCGCCGCAATCGCCTCCGGCACCACATCCGGGTTGGCGATGCCTTCGCAGGCGTTCACGCAGGCGACGATGCGGGCGGCGTTGGGATTGCTATCCGGTCCCTTGGTCTGCGCAACGTAGATACCTTGATTGCCGACCGGACGGTCAATCTCTTGCCCCTCGCTGTCGAGGTTTGAGCTAATAAGGCTCCCATTCACAACGGCCCAAGGCCCCGGCGTATGTGCTGTCTTGGTCATTGCTTGCGTTCCTTCTCAGCATGGTGTTCTGCGAATGTGCGGCCATCGGCGGCGCGCAGCGGCCAGACCGCGTTAGAGCTGACACGGTAGGGCTTGCCCATCGGCGCGGGGATCGGGGTCATTGGCGGCGCTCCCGAATGATGGCGAGATATTCTAACAGCAGGCCTTCTTGGCCCTCCCCGCTTTCAACCTGCCAAGATGTTTGGCGCATGTTCATGAACCGCAGAAGTCGCGCCAACTCTTTGCGCTCTTGAGCATGATCCAAAGGCGGCTTTTCGTAGGTTGCGATCATGCGGGCATGGCTACGCACAGATTTCATCGTGCTGTGCGTTTCGCCGTAAGAAACGGCGTCAAAATCAACAAAGCCAGCAGCCCGCGCAGCTTGGTCAAGCGCCCAAATCGGTGTTTTTTCTTCCATCACAGCCTCCCCTTGTTGGCACGAAGGTAGGCCATGGCGGCGGGGACAACCGTGTCGTCAACGCCATCTCGGATAAGCCTGGCCCGGTTGCGCAGTCCGAAGCTTTCAAACAGCCCAGCCAGGAACTCCCGATCTGCCACCAGCGGGTCAGGCGGGGTTACTGTGTGACCCGTTGCTTCAAGCGCGGCGATCATCTCCGCTTCGGCAAAGTCGTTCAGCGCGGCGTTGATGGCGTCCGTCTGGGGCTATGCCGAGCCCTTGCGCGTGCTGTGCACCCGCGACCTGCAGGTATCGATCAAGGAGAGCTTTCACGCCGAGCTCAAAGCCGCCATCGCGGCCTATCCTTGGCTCGAGGCTCATTACGACGTCGGTGTCGATTACCTGCGCGGCCGAAATGGCACCGAGTTCCTATTCCGCGGATTGCGGCACAACAGCGGCGGCATCAAGTCGCTGGCCAAGATCGACCTGACCATCGTGGAAGAAGCCGAGGACGTGCCGGAGGCGTCATGGCTTGCGCTCGAGGCCACGGTGTTCCGCCAGCCCAGGTCTGAGCTTTGGGCCATCTGGAACCCGCGCATTGACGGTTCGCCGGTCGATAAACGGTTCATCAAGGAGCCGCCGCCAAACGCGCTCATCACCGAAATCAACTGGCAGGACAATCCGTTCTTCCCGCCCGGCCTCGACGCGCTACGCAGGCGCGAGCAAGAGCGTCTGGACCCGGCAACTTATGCCCATATCTGGGAGGGCGCATACCTCACCAACTCCGATGCGCAGGTCTTTTCGGGCAAATGGCGCACCGCCGAGTTCGAGCCGCAACCGAGCTGGGACGGGCCATACCAAGGCGGAGACTTCGGCTATGCGCAAGACCCCACGGCTGCGGTGCGGTGCTACATCCACGGCGACACGCTCTATGTGAGCCACGAGGCTGGCGGGCGGACTATCGAGCTCGACGCCATCGGCGCGCGGGTCTGCGCCGATATCCCCGACTTCGACCGATATGTCAGCCGTTGGGACAGCGCGTCGCCTGGCAGTATCAGCATCCTGACGCGATCGGGCGTGCCCAAGGCGCAGGCGGCCAGCAAGTGGCAGGGCAGCATCGATGACGGCATCCGCTTCCTGCGGTCGTTCCGCGAGATCGTGGTGCACCCGCGATGCCGCGAGACCATCAAGGAAATGCGCCTCTACAGCTACAAGGTCGATCGGCTGACTGGCGACATTCTTCCCGTGCTGGTCGATGCGAACAACCACTATATCGACGCCCTGCGCTACAGCGTCTCGACGATCATCCGCGCGGGACGGTACTCCCTCACCGCCCTCGCCTCCTAGTCGTCCGTAACCTCACCCGCCATGCGCAGCCACCGTGCGGCCATGGGCATCCTGCTTAGCCTCAAAGACGGCCTGACCAACGCATTGACCGGCATGGGGCGCACCAGCGACCCGCGCTCGGCCAATCGCTATACCTACATGCCCAAGACGCAGCAGGACATCTACGCCGCCTATCGCGGCAGCGGCCTGATGCGCAAGATCGTGAACGTGCCCGCCAAGGACATGGTGCGCGAGGGGTTGGAGTGGAAGGCCGAGGCTGACCAGATCACCCTGCTCGAGGCCGAGATGGCGCGGCACAACCTGCTCGACAAGATCAGGCGCGCGGAACAGCTGCGCGGGCTTGGCGGCGGCGCCATGCTGCTCGGCCTGCCCGGCGATCCTCGGCAGCCCGCGCCTACCACGGTCGGCAAGGGCGGGCTCGCCTATATCCACGTCCTCTCCCGCTGGCAGTTGCAGGCCGGTCCCGAGATCCAGGACTATCGCGACCCGAACAACGGCAAGCCGCAGTTCTACCGCTACAGCACCGCGCAGGGCGGCATGATCGAGGTGCACCCCTCGCGCGTCATTGCGTTCCGCGCCGACCCGCTGCCCAGCATGGGCCTCGGCCATTCATGGGAGGACGAGTGGTGGGGCGAGAGCACGGTCGAGCAGGTGCTCGATGCGGTGCAGAACAGCGACGCCGCGCAGACCGCCTTTGCCTCGCTCATTCACAAAGCGCGCCTGATGCGCCTCGGCATCCCGAAGCTTGGCGAGATTCTCGCAACGCAGGAAGGCGAGGCCCTGCTCGCCGCGCGTATCGCCAACATCAACCTGGCCGAGTCGCTTTACAACGCTTCGATCTACGACGCTGGCGATGGCGCCGAGGGGGCAGGCGAGAGGATCGACGACGTCCAGTACAGCTTCGCCGGGCTCAAGGACGTGATGAACGCCTATGGCGAGTTCGTTGCGGCTATCAGCGACATCCCTGCCACCCGTCTGCTCGGTCGCGCGCCCGAGGGCATGAACAGCAGTGGCGAGAGCCAGCAGAAGGATTGGAACAAGATGGTCCGCGCGCGGCAGACCATCGACCTCAAGCCCTGCCTCGACGACCTGTTCGCCTACCTCATCCCCTCCGCGCTCGGCTCGATGCCCGAAGGCGTCTGGTACGAGTTCCCGCCGCTCGACATGCCGAGCGAGGCAGAGCGCGCCAAGCAGTTCGAGACCGAGATGAAGGCGGTCGAGGTGCTGGACAAGATCGGCGTCATCCCGCGCGAGGCGTTCGCCGAGGGCGTCCAGTCGTTGCTCGTCGAGCAGGGGTATCTGCCCGCGCTGGAATCCGCGCTTGCCAAGATCCCCGAGGCCGAGCGCTTCGGCGAGGAGCCGGAGGACGACGGCACGGACCCGAGTTCAATGCAGGCGGAAGGAGGTGATCCGGTTCTAGCGAACGGCGCGAGCGTGGACGATTCGCGCCGGATGAACGACGCCACCCCGCGCCCGCTCTACGTCCATCGCAAGCTGCTCAACAGCGCCGACCTGATAGCATGGGCCAAGGCGCAGGGCATCGCCACCACCATCGACGGCAGCGACATGCACGTCACCATCGCGTTCAGTCGCCAGCCCATCGACTGGCTCAAGGTCGAGGCCAACGACTGGAACGAGGAAAAGGACGGCACGCTGGTCATCAACCCCGGCGGCCCGCGTCTGGTCGAGCGGCTGGGCAAGGATGGTGAGGCGCTGGTGCTGCTGTTCGGATCGTCGCGCCTGGCATGGCGACATGAGCAAATCCGCAATGCCGGTGCATCGTGGGATTGGCCGGAATATCAGCCGCACGTGACGATTTCCTACAACGCGCCCGACATCGATGTCGAGGCGATCGAGCCCTATCGCGGTGTCCTGCGGTTCGGGCCTGAGATTTTCGAGCCGCTGGACGATGATTGGAAGGCGAAGGTCAAGGAGGCGTAAGCCATGCCCTTCGACCTCCCCGCCATGACCCTCCGTGCCCGCGTGGTGCGCAAGAAGTCGATCCGACTGCGCGACATCGTGCCGCCGCAAACCTTCGCAACCGACCTGTTCCGCGAAAGCTACCTACCGATCGTCGATATCTGGCAGCGCGCGTCCCTCCGCATCATCGCCGAATACGAGCGCGCCATTTCCGAGCAGACCACCGATAGCCCCGCCGACGTGCAGCGCGAGATCGATGCGGCAGACGGTGAGGCGACGCGGCTGTTCCTGCTGCTCGATGCGCGGGTGCGGGATTGGGTTCTGAGGACCGAACGATGGTTCCGCGGGCGCTGGCGTGGTGCTGTCCTTTCCGCCACCGGCGTCGATCTGGACACGCTGCTCGGGCCCGAGGCGGTGCGCGCCAGCCTCGAGACGCACATCAGCTGGAATGTCGATCTGGTCAAGGACGTGTCGGCGCAGGCACGCAAGCGCATCAGCGACGCGGTGTTCGATGGCCTGCGCACCCGAGCCCCGGCGCGGGACGTGGCGGCGAGGATCCGGGAAGCAACCGGCATGGCGCGGGATCGGGCGCGGCGCATTGCATCGGACCAGCTGACCAAGCTCACCAGCTCGCTCGCCGACGAGCGGCGGCGCGAGGCGGGGATTGCCGATTGGGAGTGGAAGCACAGCGGCAAGCGCCATCCGCGCGTCGATCACAAGGCGCGCGACGGCAAGGAATATAGCGACAACAAACCGCCGCCGGAGATGCCAGGACAGTTGCCCTATTGCGGGTGCCGCCAGCTCGCGGTGCTCAAATTCGATTAGGCGCGCGCGGCGGACTGTGGTAGAAAAGCGGGCCGGAAACGCTGCGTCAACAGCGCCCGGCCCTGACCACAACGAAGGTGATTTCGATATGGCTTTGAAGCTTTTCAACAGAGACGCGACCGAACGCAAGACAGTATTTGATGAGATGGATGCGGCGATGGAATACAGCCGCACCGTCCTGAACCCCTTGGCGATTGAGGCCGAGGCGAAACTACGCGAGGGCAACGAGGCATTGTTCGCTGAGTTCGAAGCTGAACTCGATCGGCAGCGCGCTGGGTTCTCCTTCTCGTTCAAGCGGCACGGCGATTTTCTGAGCATCGCAATCACCCGCGCGGGCAACCAGGATACCGCGTTAGCGAAGGCCGAGACACGTTGGGCCTCTACTATCAACCTTAGCCGAGTGCGCTCCATCTCGTTTCGCGAAGGTCGCGCGCCCGACATGAACGGCTCGTTCTCGTGGCTCGTTCAATCGGTCGAGTTTTCCGACGAGGATGGCAAGCCGTGCAGTTGGGGCTCGACATCTGAATACCCTACGCGTGCCCCACGCCGCGGGAAGCATGTGGTCATGCCCCACGGATTTCCTGCTGTGCCCGCGTCCCGCCCTTTCCTCCATGAGGAGGACGATCGGGTGGTAAGTCGAAGCGGCTTTTTGAGGTCCGGAGGCGGGTGCAGTCACCTGTCAATGGACTTTCCGCGGGGATCGGAGGACGACGCGATCCATTTCAACGGCCTCGGGATGACGCTCTTTGCGCCGTTCGGCCTGGGCGCTGGGATGCACCAGGCGTTGCTGGCTGAGCTGGAGTCCGCAGCATGACCCCGCTCGAACGCGCCAAGGCTGCGATCGCTCAGACGCTCGGCTTTAGTTGGCTCCCGATAGATGCATTCGCGCTACCTGACGGGCGGATGATCTCTACCGAGGCGCTGACCCGCGCCGTCCTGACCGCGATCCGGGAGCCGGATAGAGCAATGATCGAAGCGGGTGGCGAACAGGTTCTCGATACTGAGGTTGGCGATGGTCAGTATGCTTCCATCGCAGACGGGCGCGGTAGCAAGCTGATGGCCAACAACCAAGCCGTCAACGCATGGACCGCCATGATCGACGCCATTCTGGCAGGGAGTGAGTGATGGAAACAGAATACATGGACGCCGTTCTCTTGGCAGAAACCGCGTTTCGTAGCGCAACAATCCAAGGCACGATGGAGCCAGGACCGCGCGTCGAGAGCTTCACCATGGCGAGCTGGCCTAATCATCTTGGCGAAACCCCAGACCATGCGATCGGCAAGCAGGTCAGAGTAAATGACGGCTATTGCCATGCGGATTTCGTCATCTCGCACCGTGAAGGCGAAAGCCTGTGTCTGCGGCGCATTGGGAAAGCCGATTTCAGGTGGAGTGAGTGATGGCGCGTGATTTCGACATCCTGACCGTCGATCTGAAAAAGGCAAACCCGGCAATCGTGCTGCGTATGCTCATGGAGGACATCGTGCCGGAAGCCTACCGCGCCGATGATTGGGAGCAGCGTTGGCAGGACATGATCGATTATTGCGAGCAGCCGGTCACTGCTTCCCCGAGCAATCCATAACCCCGACCAGCACGGCACCGCGCCAGAAATCGTCCTTGATCTGGCACCCGGTCACGAGCGATACCGCCTGGCGCATCTGGTCGCGCTGCTTGGTTGATCCGTTCGCCCGCTGGCCAGTGATGAGCGCCTTGTTGAACACCTTGACCTCATCCCCGCGCACCAGCACCCGGTAGCGGCTCTCATCGACCTGCACGGTCTGGTTGACGGTCGCAGGGGCAGCGAGGAGCATCATGAGGGCGGTAAGCATGGCGCGGGAGAATACACGCTAACCCATCGTCCGTAAAGCCGTGCGGGCGTGCGCCATACTGTCCGGCGCATGGAATTCTCGGATAGCCTCATTCTCGACGCGCCGCGCCGGACAAGTGCCGGGTATCTGGTCGCGCGGGCACGAGCAGCAACCACCGGGGTTTATCAATACGCTGGCTATGAGGTCGATCCGACCAACGCCCACGGCCTGCGCGACAAGCAAATCGTCAACGTCCTTCGCGACGAAAACACCGTGTTCGACAAGGCCGCAGTGCAGTCGTTCATCGGCAAGCCGGTCACCGACGATCACCCCTCGCAGCCCGTAACTGCCGCCAACTGGCGTGACCACGCGCGCGGCACGATCATGGGCGCGATGCGAGACGGCGAATACCTCGCTTTTGACCTGATGCTGACCGACGCGGGCGCAATCGCCAAGGTCGATGCGGGCAAGCGCGAGCTTTCCAACGGCTATTCCGCCAATCTGGAATTCGGCCAGTTCACCGCACCGGACGGCACCGTCTGCGATGCGCGTCAGTCGAAAATCACGGGCGGCAACCATGTCGCCATCGTCGATCGGGGCCGCGCCGGTTCCGCATGCCGAATCTCGGACAGCAAGCCTTTTGCTGCCTGCGATGCCAACCCCGCCATCCTGGCGGACCTCAACAAGGGAAATGTGATGAAAAAGATCGTGCTCGACGGTCTGCAGGTCGATTTGTCGGACGCGGATGCCGTCGCAGCCGCCGTCACCAAGCTGCAGGACCAGGCCAAGGCTTCCGCTGATGAAGCCGACGAATACAAGAAGAAGATGGCTGCAAAGGACGGTGAAATCGCCGCTCTGACCAAGCAGCTGGCCGATGCAAAGGCCGCTGCCGAGCCCGCCGCCATCGACAAACTGGTCGCCGACCGCGCGGCGCTGGTCTCGACCGTCAAGGCGCTGGACTCCGCGATCGTCACCGATGGCAAGACCGATGCGCAGATCCGCCGCGAGCTGGTGGAAGCCAAGCTCGGCGATGTCGGCAAGGCGCTCGACGACGCAGCGATCCCCGGTGCTTTCGCGGTGCTGGCGAAGGATGCCGAGAAAGCCGAGGCGAAGGACGCAATCGTCCAGCTGCAGAAGCCTGCCAACGCGCTCGCCGATCGCGAGATGAAGGCATTCGCGGACTCGGTCGCCAATCTCAACGCCTGGCGCACCCGCCAGGGCAACCCGGCGTAAGGAGGAAAGCCCATGCCTGCTCTACAGACCACCTATCCGCTCAATCAGGATGCTGGCTTCCCCGGCATGCACGCCGACATGGCCGAATGGGATGCGCGCACGCGCACCGCGACTGCCGCAATCAACTTCGGCGTGCCGGTTCAGCGCAATGGCGCCGAAGGGTGCCAGACGCTCGCGTCCGGCGGTGAATACATCGGCATCGCTGGCGTCCGCCGCGTGACCAACGCATCGGGCGACGGATACGCCACCGGCGACAACGTGCCCGTTGCTGATGAGGGCTGCTTTTTCGCACTGGCAGATGCTGCCATCGCGGTCGGCGCTGCTCTGAACTTCAACACTGCGTCGGGTCGGTGGACCACGGCTGCGACCTCGGGAACCATCATCGCGGTGCCCCAGAGCGAAGCCGAGACCGCTGCGTCGGGCGCTGGCGCAATCTTCAAGGTGCGGCTGCGCCGCATCCCCTCGTAATCAAGGATTATGACGATGCAGCTTAACGACGCCGCAGCTTTCAATTTCGTGGTGGCTCAGGCCGCGACGATCAACCCCATCGTCTACGAGACCCGCTTCCCGGAGCTTCCGTGGAACGAGCTCGTCTTTGTCGATACCAGCGCCCCGGAGTGGACGCCTGGCATCATCACGTTCAGCTCAACCACCGTTGGTCAGGCTCGCTGGTATTCGGGCGGCGCCAAGGACGTGGCGAAGGCCGATATTGCGATGGACAAGGTCCAGCAGGCTGTCCACATGGCCTCGATCGGTTATGGCTATGACCTCGAGGAAGTCGGCCAGGCGCAGCTTCTGAATGTTGGCCTGACTGCTCGCAAGGGTCTCGCGGCCGCACGTGCCTATAACGAGTTCATGTGGCGCATCTCGCAGACTGGCGATGCCGACAAGGGCCTCAAGGGTCTGGTCAACCAGAGCGGCGTCAGCACGGCAACCGCGCCGGCTGATGGAACCGGTTCGGTGACCACGTGGTTCGATGCTGGTGGCGTGCGCACCAAGACCCCGGCGCAGATTCTCCGCGATTTCAACAACGTGATCGTGGGCATCTTCACCGGCTCCAACACTGTCGAAATGGCCGATACGGTTCTGCTTCCGTTCGCCGTTCTGGCGTGGCTGGGCGCGACGCCGATGAGCGACACGAACAGCGAGACGATCCTGTCGTTCATTCAGCGCAACAACTATTACACGCAGCAGACCGGTCGCCCGCTGACCATCCGCGGCGTGCTGGGGCTCGATACCGCTGGTGGTTCGGGCACTCGTCGCATGGTCGCCTATGCCAACCGCCAGGACGTTGTGGTTCTGCATCTGCCGATGCCGCACCGTTTCCTGCCGGTCTATCAGGATGGTCCGACCAGCTTTGAAGTGCCGGGCATTTTCCGCACCGGCGGGGTCGATGTCCTGCGACCGGCGGCGTTCCGCTATCTCGACGGCATTTAAGGGGTATCGGCGATGATCCTCAAGAACATCACCGATGGACCGAAGGTCGTAAACAGCCTGTCCGGGCCCATTACGATCCCGGCTGGCGCCGAGAAGAACGTCGATCTCAGCGATGCGGAGGCAGCGGTTGCCACCAGCATTGGCTGGTTCGAGGAAGTGGACGCGGAGCCCAAGGCGAAGCGATCGGGCAAGGCAGCAGCCGCAGAATAACGGGGCGCATCACACGCGTCAGGGGTGGGCCCGCTCGGGAAGCCGGGCGGGCCTTTTTTCATGGCCAAGGAGGGCCGATAAATGGCATTTCAGTTTAGTACAGCCGCCCGAAACGCGGCGCTTGACGCAATCGAGACAGCGATCGGCGCTGGGGCGGTCCTCAAAATTCGCAGCGGCACCGTGCCCGCGACCGTAGGCACCGCCGACGCGGGCACGGTTCTGGCTACTCTGACCTTGCCGAGCGACTGGATGGCGGCTGCCTCGGGTGGCAGCAAGTCCAAATCAGGCACTTGGGAAGACACCAGCGCGGATGCGACCGGCACTGCCGCGCACTTCCGTATCTATGCCAGCGACGGCACGACCGCGCACATCCAAGGGACTGTGTCGCAGCGGGCTGCTGATGGCGGAACTGGCGATCTTCAGCTTGACCAAGCCACGGCGGGCCTTGTCGCTGGTCAGGCAGTGACGATTTCCGCTTTCACCCTGACCGCTGGCGGGGCCTGATAGCCGATGGCCGACGCCAAGATCAGCGAGCTACCGGCGGCGTCCACCCCGCTTGATGGCACCGAAACTGTCCCGCTGGTGCAGGGCACAACGACCGAGAAGGCGACGGCGCGCGATATTGCCAACCTTTCCAGCCCGAACATCCAGACGTTTGACTCGTCGGGGACGTGGACCAAGCCGACCGGCGCAAAGCTGGTTCTTGTTCGCCTCTGGGGCGCTGGTGGTGGCGGCAGCGCAGGGCGCGCGTCGGCTTCTGGCACGGCGGCAGTGGGCGGCGGTGGCGGTGCTGGTGGCGGATATGTCGAGTATCTGTTTGTCGCTGATGATCTTGCTTCAAGCGTTACCGTCACGGTGGGTAGCGGCGGCACGGGCGCAGCAGGCGTGGCAGTCGGCAACAACGGCGGTGCGGGCGGTATTGGCGGTGCGTCCGCTTTCGGCGGGACCGGAATTGGTGCCACATTGTTCGCAAACGGCGGAGCCAACGCGCTTGGCGGCACCTCGACGGGTGGCGGCCAAGGTGGCGCGACGATCACCAATGGCTATTTCGCCGCTGCCAACACGGCGGGCGGCAACGCAGGTGCATCGACCGGCGCGCCTGGTGCCAATGGGGGCAACGGCGTGTTTGGCGCAGGCGGTGGCGGCGGTGGGGGAAGCCAGAGCACGACGCTCTCGTCTCGCAACGGCGGCAACGGCGGAATCGGGCATGGCAATTTTTCCCGTGCAAATACGGCACCGGGCACTGGCAGCGGCTCGGCGGGTGGCAGTGGCATCACCGGCACAGTTGGCGCGGCGGGAATAGTCACGCCGTCCATGTCAGGCGGCGGGGGCGGTGGTGGTGCATCGACGACCGCAGGTGTGGCAACAGCAGGCGGGAATGGTGCCACACCGGGTGGCGGCGGTGGAGGCGGCGGCGCTGGCGTTGGAAACCCGAGCGGCGCTGGCGGCAACGGCGGCAACGGTCGCTGCATCGTCATCACGTATTTCTGAGGTGCAGTATGGATCGATATGCAATTGTCGAGGACGGCACGGTCACCAACATCGTGCTCTGGGATGGCGAAACCGAATGGGGCGGCGCTGACAAGGCTGTGCCTTGTCCCGATGGCGTCAAGATCGGAGATCGCTACGAGGATGGCGAGTTCATCCCTGCCGAGCCTGAATAATGGTTGATCGCCTCCTAAAAGAGGACGGCTTTGCGCTGCTGCTGGAAGACGGCAGCACGCTGCTGCTGGAAAGCTCGGGCGCAGGTGGCGGCATTGTCGCATCGGGCTCCGGCACGATCAGCATCTCAGGGACCGGCACCGCCACTGCCCGATTGGCGGG